GGTGGTATTTTAGGTGGAGGTGCTGCAGCAGCACTATCTCAAGGAGATGGACGTTGGTGGGCAATTCCTCTTGGAATCGTTAGTGGTAGCGTCATAGGATGTGACATTGATGGAGGATAATCAATGACAGAAGAGAAGATCAAAAGTCTTTGTTATACTAAAGAAGAAGTTGATCTTATGATAGAGGCTGCTGTTGCTGAAGCAAGAGCAATAGATGAAGAGTCTATGCGTAAACATAACCGAGATGCTACTATTATTAGTATGATTCTCGGTTTTACTTGTTTGGCATTGTTTTTAGATGGCACACTAAGGTTACTTGGTATCATCCCACCTTTTCTGGACATAGATATAAGTATAGTTGATAAAATTGCAGAGAAAGTAGAGACTGAAGTCCTTCCATTAGTACAAAAGATACCGAGATTTTAAATGAATGTTTTTGATGATCTTCTTTCACAGAAGGAAGCAAGTGCTATACACTCTTATCTAATGGGAAGTCATTTTCCTTGGTTTTATACATCAGATGATCCATCAACTAAGTATGAGCATATTTTTTATGCTGCTAAAGGAGAGAATCCAGAACCAGATAGAGAAATTACTGCTGGTACAGCATTAATATTAGATCCTTTGATGGCTGCATTAAAAGTTTCTAAACCATTCGTTGTTAAAGCAGTTTCTCTTGCAAAGACAGGTGATATAATACAACAAGAGTATACTAGTTTTAGATCTGATCCAGGATCTGCTTCTAATAGTAGAAAGGTTGCTATTTATTATGTTAATAGCAATAATGGGATACTTGAGATCGCAGATAGTAATACGTCTTATTCGCCAGAGAATTTAAAAATTGAAAGTCTTGCTAACTCTCTTGTAGTATTAGAAGAAGGAATTAAATATAAAGGATCTACTTGCACCGACAAAGAAAGGAGAGTTTTTATACGTGTAGAGTATGAAGAGCAACCATATAAAATGATAAGAGTCGATAAATAACTGTTACGCAAAACTTAAATCATTATAAAAAAACCCTCTTTTATGAGGGTTTCGTTATAAAATAGTGTGTAAGATTCAACACAATACAATGTCAGGAGATTTTTGGAGTCACAACGACCAACAACCACCTTTGCCTTGCGAGGCATCAAAAGCAATGAATGAGATTAAAGAATCTAGATGGATTGATACCAATTACATACTAGAGATTGAAACTATGTTTGTTAACTCACGGTACAGGACAGGTAGTGTAATGCAAGAGTAAAGTCCATATATAATTCAACTTTTTATTCCCATATAAGCGGAAAAAAAACTCGGCACATTTTTTCGTGTGTAGGGTTTTTTTTAATATGAAGCAGTTGCTGCATCACCACCATCAAATGTTTGAGTTGTAGTGGTGGTAGTGGTAGTTGTAGTGCTAGAACTAGTTGTATCTGTTGTAGTGCCAGTAGTGGTACTTGTTGAAGTCGTAGTAGTTGATTCTTCACCAACTTTTATAGATGAACTTCCAGGACCGTTATCATAAGATACTATAGTACCAAGTTGACTTAAGGATATTGTTTCTGAACCAGAAACGTATCCTTTTGTATTTAAGAATCTTTGTGCAACACTTAAAGGTGTAAATTTATCGTTGTTGTCATTTAACTCTCTATGATCTTCATACATCAATAATTCATCAATTTCACTTTCTATTTTATTAATTAGACCCTCAGTGGGAATTCTAATAAATCGCTTTTGATCATTTAAGTAAGATTCGTGCTCATAGTTACTTACTGGATATATTGATTCTTCTTTGGTTTTTGTTGTTCCATCAGGAAGTACTGCTCTAAAAGATTCATTAACTTCATGCCCCCCTTCAACAATTGTAATTTCTTCAAATCCTGGTTGTTCCCATACTACTTTACGTGTTTCCCAATGGTGTAAATCATCTGGATCTGTATCATATTTTTCATTTACATAACTTTGTAGATCTGATTCTTTTTTAGGCCATTGTTCGTAAATATCAGTTATATTGTTAACAATAAGAATTAACCAATCCATATAAGCACTACCACATACAGCTTCTGCAACTTGTTCTGGTCTTATACCGTCTTGTAACGTTTGTAATTCAAATTGAGTTACATATTTGTCTATATCTTCTCTTAGTATAACTCGTCTGAAGATATTTTTGACAAGATCATGTGTAAATCCATCATCATCTGTGATACCTTTTCCAACATATACGTTTGGTAAGTGAGTAAAATAAGACATGGTTTAATACCCCTCTGTGCACTTATCTGCTGTAAGTAGCGTTACTTCTGTAAATGATAAATTCATAATAACTGCTGGTACACTTAATGATCTGATTGTAGGATCATTAGCAGAATCCTTTGCAATTCTTTTTAATGCATTATATTGATTATCTGGAGTATAGTTAAGAGTAATATTACTACAGACTGAAGGCATTATTCTAAAATGTAGATTTGGTTGTAGAACTGCTTGTTCTATTGCTGGATCTGCTGCTAAACGTACAAATTCTATTTCAAATTTATTTGGGATAGAGAAGAATCTTCTTTCTTCTGCTGCACCAACTACTCCATTACCAGGATTTAATATACCCTTGAGTCTTCCCCATGAAGCATTATCTTTATTATAACGATCATCAAGATTATCACCATCTTGATTAGCATATCGTACACTACCACTACTACTATCCTTACCATGCATAGGATATCCAGATAATATATCCCCTCTTTGATATCTTGGGTGAGCACCTGCTTTAAAATAATGTATAATTTCTTCTATTGTTTGTGCTTCTTGAGGATCTCTAGCAAACATTTTAAAACTAAAGTTATGCTGACGGAAACTCATATTATTAAATATTTGTTCTGTGTAAGGGTTAAATATTCTTCCCCTTGTCATTGACTCTAGAGATTGCGTATCAACACTACCTTGCAGTCCCATCATACCACCAATACTGTTAACTGATGATGTTAAAAAACTTGAAAGGAATTCTGGAGCAGATGCCCTTGCAGCGTCTTGAAGGGTATTGGTTAATTGATTCATGTCATCAAAACCATTAACACCACCTGCTGATCCTAGTGCTACACCACCAACTCCAAGATCTACTTGCCTATAATTAGCAGCGTATTGGGTAGTTAATTGTGGAGGCATTGCGAGATACACTGCCTGTGGTGCTTGAACGTATTGTTTCTCAGCTTGGGAGTAATTATATAAGGAGTTGGCCTCCATTTTATTAACACCATCTTCAAATTTTATTCTATATTGCTTAAATCGCACATAGTCAATAGCCTCTGTTCCACCCCAAGAATCGGGATTATCAGGATCTGATGGAACTGGTGGTCTTAATGGGTAAGTATATATCCCATTTCGGTTACCTACAGGCATTGTTTTACTACGCTAAATATTATAGTGATCATATATTTTATTTATGCGGTCTAAACGATATAAACAGGGTCGTTATAAATTAACAAGACCTTCAAAGTATAGAGGTGACCCAAATAACATATGGTATAGGTCATCTTGGGAACTTAAATTCATGTTGTTTTGTGAGATGACTCCTTCTGTAACTGAATGGGGTAGTGAGGAAATAAAAATTCCTTACGTTAAACCATCTGACGGAAGAGTTCATCGTTATGTACCTGATTTTTATATGAAAATGGGTAATGATAAGTACATTATAGAAGTTAAACCCGAAAGGGAAACTAAAGAACCTGTGATGAGGAGAAAGTCTGCAAAGGCTAAAAGGACTTATATTAATGAAGTTTTAACATATGCTATTAATAAAGCAAAATGGGGAGCTGCCGATGATTTTTGTAAGGACAGGGGATTAATTTTTAAAATACTTACTGAAAAGGAGTTAAAGGTCTAATGTTTGGATTAGCAATTTTAGCAACGTTGGTTGGAGCAGTGGCCACTGTTTTTTCTAGTGGTGGTTCTAGTTCTAGTGGTGGTGGTTCTGGTGGAACCGTTGGAACTGGAAACAGTAGTGCTGGTGGTAGTAATGCCAGTACTGCTACTAGTGGTAATACAACTGGTCAAAATAATTCTTCATGGGATGTGGCACAGGATTCAGTTCCTTCACCTGGTGTTGCTCAGTATCCAAAAATAAATGAATTTGTTTCTTTTTCTCTTAAAAACGAAGATTATTCCCCTTCATATACAAATCTTTGGTCTTTTCATATAGCAACACCACCTATATTACAGAATGTTATAGGATTCAATGAGGCTCAAGTAGCAGATCAACAAGGAACAACTCAGAATACTGTTGGACAACCTGGAGGAAATTTTGTTGCTGAATTAGGAAATCTTAGAAATGCTTTAAATTATTATTGTCAAACAGTAAATGTTCCTAGTCGACAAGTAACAACTGGAGGTTTAGTTAATATTGGTGCTGGTCAAAAATATGCTACAGGACAAGCATTTAGTCAAATAAGTGCAACCTTTATAATGCCTAGAAATCAGCATACAAGAAATTTCTTTGAAAGATGGATGCAGTTAACTGCTCCAGATTCAAATCAGTATACTGAATTTTATAAATTTTATGTTTCTCCTAAAATAACAATTTATAAGTGGGAAAGAAAAGCAGGTGGGAATTTACCAGATGGATTTGCCGATCATGTATCTACTGGTGGATCTACTCAGACTCATATTAATGCAAGTAGATTATATTCTTTAACTGGGTGTTGGCAGTTGTGGAATGCGTTTCCATACAATATTGGTGGTATACAATTAAATAATGACCGTGCAAGATCTATGACATTGACGATTGGATTTTATTTTGAAAGATATAGGTTCTTCCCTGCTCAATTTTCAAAAGTGGATGAAGTTGGACCTCGGAAGGATATTACAATTCCTAGTGATTCTTCATTTAATGGTGCAGTGGAGGATGCAAGTGCTCTCCAGCATCGAATTGCTAATACAGTCAATCAATTAATAGTCTCTTAGCCTCATAAATATAATTACTGAATTGAATTCTATATGGCATTACCAAAGCTTAATGTACCTAAGTACAAATTGAAACTGCCTTCTGATGGCAGAACTGTGAATTACAGACCATTCTTAGTCAAAGAAGAAAAGTTGTTATTATTAGCAACTGAAACAGGAGATCAAGCCGATATTATTGAGGCTATCAAAAATATCATTTCTGAATGTACTGATATCCATGATATTGACGACCTTCCAACTTTTGATATCGAATTTGTCTTTCTTCAGATTCGTACAAAATCTGTTGGTGAGGCTGTTGATGTATCTGTTGTTTGTCCTGATGATAATGAAACTCAAGTTGAGGTTAAAATACCTTTAAATGAGATAAAAGTTATTAAAACAAAAGGGCATAAGACGGATCTAAAACTTAGTCCTGAGATTATTCTAACTATGGGATATCCTAGTTTGGATAATTTTGTTAAGATGAATTTCTTGGGTGAAGAACCTGGAGTTGATCAAATATTTAAGATGGCTGCTTCATGTGTAAGGCAAATCTCTGATGCTGAAGAAGTATACGAAGCTTCTGATAGTACCGAAGAGGAGTTAGTTGAGTTCTTTGATCAATTGAGTAGTAAGCAGTTTCTGATGGTTCAAAATTTCTTTGAAACTATGCCTAAACTGTCTCATACTGTTAAGGTTACTAATCCAAAAACACAGGTCGAAAGTGATGTAGTGCTTGAGGGTCTAGCTAGTTTTTTCGGATAGCTCTTCTCCATACAAGTCTCCAAACTTATTATGAAGTAAATTTCTCCTTAATGCACCATCACAAATGGTCAATTGATACAGTTGATAATTTATTGCCTTGGGAGAAAGAGGTTTATATGAATCTTTTGGTCGGATTCCTTAAGGAAGAAGAGAAAAGAATGAAGGCACAACAAGCAACAGAGAAGAGACAATACGGTGGCCACTAAGATTTCACCCTATAAGTTAGTCAATATAACTGGAGCATCTGGTAAGGTGACTCCTACAGTTCGTGCTGCTAGAAAAGGAATATATGCTAAAAATAGGTTAGGTCTTGCTACATTTACTGTTGGAAGTTTAGTTGGGTCGTTAAGTGATATTGCTATATCTAATGTTAAAATTGATGTATTAGAAAAGAGATTAGCACGTAGAAAAGATCAGAAACAGAGGGATCAAGAGGCAGAAGATTTTGCAGAAATGCAAAAACTGACTGCAAATAAGGGTGATAAACCAAGAAAACCGACTAAGAAGGAGAAAAATAAATTTGGTAAGATATTTGGTTGGATGGGACAACTCTGGGGTCCTATTGCCCAGTTTATAATAAAACTTCTTAGTTTTTATGTCATAAAAGACCTATTAAAATGGGTTGGAGATCCAGCTAATAGGGAAAAATTACAAGTATTTGTAGAAAAATTTGTATTTGTTGTACAGAAATTATTTGATTTTGCCAAGTGGATAATTGGTGATAATATACTGGATGGGTTAACAGGTCTTATTAGTGGTAAGGATGAAAATGGTGATCCTATAGGATTTATAGGACAGGTTAAGAATTTAGGTAAGCTTTTATTTGGTTTTATTAGTTTACGATACTTACTCAATCCTTTTGCACTAATTGGTGATATTATAGGTCTGTTAGACTTTATAATGAATTGGAGGGTTCCTGATTTTGGTAGAGGGAAAGGACCAAATAATAGAATAAGGGGACCAAAAGGAAAAAATAAGATAAAATTTAAGAAGAAGCAAAGTAAGTGGTGGGAGTTCTTTAGGAAAAAGAAAACTTCAGTTACAAGAGCTGCAGATTCTTATAGAAGATTTATTAAAGGTACTTCTAATTTTGGAGATAGGTTAAGATTACTCCGTAGAGGTCAAATAGGTTTAAGAGGATTATTTAAGAAGGGTGCAAGGGGTGATGATCTTTTAAAAGCTAAGCAATGGAAAATTCCAAGTGTAATTCGTGAGTTTCCAGGTAAAGCAAAGGATTGGTTTGGAGCAAAAACAAAACCAATAATTAAAGGTTTTCAGGAAACTGTTGATAGTTGGAAATTAGGAGACAAGTTAAAGAAACTTCCTGGCCAAATTGGTGATGGAATTAAGTCGAATCTTGGTAAGACATGGAAGAGTATTAGGGGTCTGAAAGATAGTAAAGTTGTAAAGGGTGCTCTGGAACTTGGAACAGAAATATCCAAGAGAGCAAGAGGGATGTTTAATACTGCTGTACGAAACACTGGAAGAGGTGCTAGAGCGTTTGGTGGTTGGGCTGGAAGAAACTTAAAGCGTATATATCATCTTCCTGGTAAGATTGAGAAAGGATTAAAATCTAAAATATTTGGTCCAATTTACAACAAGTTTATTAAACCTGTAATTGGTGCAGTTGGTAGTGCTGGTAATAGGATATTAGGAACACTTAATAAGGTTCCTTTCATCCGCAAGATGACCGAGGCACTAGGGAAGAGGGGTATAACTTGGGGATCATTTGGAAAATTTACTGGAAGATGGGGTAGAAGATTAAATGCTGCATTACCTTTTATTGGTGGTTTAGGTAATTTCTATTTCAGTAAAGTAGCATTTGATGGTGGTGATAATATAGGTGGAATATTAGAAGGATTGGCTGGTGCGTTAACTATTGGTGGTGGTATTAGTACTGCAACTGGTGTTGGTGCTACTTGGGGTGGTCCAATGATAGCACTTGGAACTGCTCTCGATGCATATCTACTTGCTAGAATTCTTCCTGGAATTGGTCCAGCTATTCTACAGTGGGAACAGGATGGAGGTCTCTTACAGATTATACCTGGTTTAACAGGCATAGTAGATAAGATGACTGGTCAGATTGGTCCTTCTGCTCAGAAGAATTCTAAGGAAGTTGATAAAATACTTTCTGGGAAGGATGATGATGATAAAATTGATGCCAGTGGTAGTGGTATATTAGGATCAATCAGTAGTGATACTACTGATATGATTAATGCTGATAAGGAGATTAAAAAACAACAGGGTGAAAAGAAAAGAGCTTGGTGGGATTTTCTTGGATGGGCTGGAACTGGTAAAGAAGATGATCCTGAGAAAAAGGTTGAAACTGCAACTCCACAGAAAGTAAGTGGCAGTAGTGATGATAAAAAGGAAGAAAAGAAAAAACCTTGGTGGAAATTCTGGGGTGGTGGTAATCAAGAAACGAAATCGAAAGGTAGTAGTAGTGGTATATTAGGAACAATCAGCAGTGATGTTGATGATATGGTTAATATGCCCAAAAAGAAAGAAACCAAGAAACCTTGGTGGAAATTCTGGGGTGGCAATAAGCAAATGGGTGGCTCGTTGTCATCCATGTATAAAGGTCAGACTATTAGTGGATATGGTAAGATTCCACATGCGAACTTCTTTAAGGGTATCATTGATTTTGTTAAAAAACCTTTTGAGTGGGTTGCTGATGGAGTTTCGACAGTTGCTGGATGGATTGGTGATGCTATAGAAGGTGTTGGTAATCTTGCCAATGATATAATGAATAGTGAATTGGGTCAGATATTATCAATAGCATTACCTATTATATTCCCACAATATAAATGGATTCAAACTTTAATTAGTGGAATGAATACTTTCAGAGCATTATCAAACGGTAACCCTATAGCAGCAGTAATATCTTTGTGGAATACTGGTGCTGGTATATTCCCTGAAACATTTTCAAATATTGGTAATAAAGTTACTACATGGTTTGATAATAATATTGGAAGTAAATTTAGTAATATATGGGAAAAAGGAAAATCTATCTATGATGGATTCATGGAGACTAAAGTTGGTAAAATATCATCTGCTTTAATTCAAGGAAATTGGGGAGGTGCTTTAGGTGCTGCAATTGAAGGTACTGGTTTTGAGCAAGGTCTTGCAGCATTTGGAGCACAGATAGATGCTGCTGGATTGAGTGGAGTTCTTGGTATGGTACCAGGAGTTACTTCAGCAATAGCAAATATTCCTGGATTGGATAGTATTCCTGGAGTTAACTCTCTGGTGAGTGGTGGTTTTAGTCCTGCTGGATTTGTATCTGGTATGGCAGAAAAACATGGTTTGGGTGGAATTTATAAAGCAATGATGGGTGTTGTTGATGGTGGTGATATGACATCTGGATTGAGAGAATTAGCACCTGAATTAGGTGTTGATAAGAGAGTTCTAGGTGTTGTTGATGAAGTTGGGGAGGTATTTAGAGGTGGAAAGATTGATACTGAATATGCTTTACAGACTGCTCTTGAAATGATACCAATACCTATTATTGTTGAAAAATTACAAGCAACCCCTGTTCCAGTTGATTCTAGTTCAGGTGTTGGTGAACAATTATCATCAGCTGGTGGTATGAGAGGGTTGTTAAATAGAATGGCAGGAGGCTTTGGATAAATGGCACAAACTGTAAAGATAAACATGTATAAGTTTGTCGATGTTGAAAAACAATCGGCAGCAAAAGGAGTTGGCAGTAAAGCTGAAGCTGAGAATAAAGTAGTATCTACTATTAATCTTAATACAATGGCTACCAATAATATTGGTAGTGTATTGAATGGATGTATTAGTACTTTAGTAGAACTTAAAAATATTGAAGAAGATAGATTAGAAGAAAGAAAGAAAGAATTAAGGACAATAAAACCTACTGATAGTACGATAAAACCAAATAAATTTAAAAAGTTTTTCCAATCTGTAAGACAATTTAAAGCACCAGGATTTTTAGAAAGTCTTATGGGTTTATTAGGAAACCTATTTAAGTTGATGGTTGTTTGGCCATTGTTAAAATGGTTGGGTGATCCTAAAAATCATGATAAGATTGAGAATACTCTTATTAAATTACATAAAATTTTTAGTGCTATTGCTAAGTTTGTTAGTTCCCAAGTTATTGGGATGGTTGATGATCTGTATAATCTTCTTAGTGATGAAACAGATCCTTGGACAAAAATAAAGTCATTTGTGAGTATATGGCTTAAATTTGCAGGAGCATTTTTAGCAATTAGATACCTTACTCAACCGTGGAAGATAATTGGCGACTTTATGAGAGTTTGGCAGTTATTTGATAGGAGAGGTAGAGCAACTAAATCAATGCTCTTAAAGAGGAAAGGTCGTCTTATGATGACTGGTGGTAGAGCTGGAAAATGGTTCCTTGGTGGATTTATTGGTGCTACTGCATTGTGGGCAGCAATGGAATTTTTATTCCCACGTAAGACTGCTGAGGGTACTCTAGAATCTGAAATGGATGCCTCTGGAAATCTTCCTGGTGATGCAGGATATGATGAAAGTACTAGAGGTCATTATGCAAAGTCAGGTGATAAGGATGCTGTAGGAGAACTTGAGAAGAATCAAAGATCTATTGATGCTCAAATGTCAACTCAGCGTTATGGTGAAGATTTAACAAATGATGGAGTATACGATTCTCATCAAAATCTTAATTGGAGAGAAGGAGAAACTAAATTAAAAGATCAAGATCAGTTACCAGATAAGGTAAAAAATAAAGCTGATCAGATGAAAAAAGAGCCTTGGTGGAAGGCTATTACAGATTTACCTGGAAAACTTAAAGAAACTCTTGGAGGGAAATCTGATGAGGATAAGGCTTATGATAAGAATAAGAGTCTTCTAGCAGAGATTACTGGTTGGACTGCTGCTAATGACTTAGCAAATAGTACAATGAAGGATATGCAGAGAAAGTATTCTTATGATAAGGATGCTGCTGGTGATGAGCATAAATTTAATGTTATTCGTGCTGTTTCTAGTATTTTTGGTTCTCTAACTGGTGAGGAAAATGCTATTCAAGATACTACTAATAAGGCTATTGGTAGTTTTAAAGCTTTTGAAAAGGGATTCCAGGAAAAGGATACTAAGAGTTTTTGGGATAGTATGAAGGAAGGGTTTAGTTTCTGGAATAAAGATAAACGTGAGATGGGTGGTGGTGTTAGAGGAGATATGGGTAGTGGTATAATAACTGGACCTAATTCTGGATATCCTGTCTCTCTACATCCATCATTACCACCTTCCTTTATAGGTCACGGTACAGAATATGTTGCTACTAAAGGTGATGGTTCTGGATATGTTATACCACTTGATAATCTTGCTACAAGAAGAGATCCATTTATAACTTCAAAGCAAGCAGAAAAAGCAAAGAGGATGGGATTCAATCTTCAAGATCTTGGTATTAAAAAGTTGAAAGGAGGTGGTATATTTGAGACACTTGGTAATTGGTTTGGATTAGCAAAAGATAGAGATCATAAAGTATCTGATCAGACCAGTATGGGTAATACTATTAATAAGATGCAATTGAAGAGATATATTCTGGAGCATGGTGAGTTTCCGCCTGGATATGGTACTAATAATGCAGCACAGTTCCAATATGGTGGTAAATTTGGACCTGCTTTACATCTTCCTACTTCAAGAAGTATTCCTAAATTTACTGGTATATCTGATAAGGCATTAAATAAGAAAGTAGCTGAAAAGAAGAAGAAGGGTCATAAAACAGAAGATCCTAGTCGTGAGTTGTTTAAAAAATTAATTCTTGCGGAAGCTAGAGGTGAAGGATTGGGTGGTATGGCAATGGTGGCAAGATCTGTTTTGAATAGACAGGCTATTATTGAAGAAACTGGCAATCCAGGAACATTTATGGCAAAGAGTGGATCTCTTCAGGATATTATTACTGCACCTGGTCAATATTCTCCTGTCCAAAATGGTGCTATTGACAAGAAGTTTACTCCTGCTGAATTAGGTCTTGCTGATAGAGCTATTGGTATTGCAAAGAGTCATGAAAGACTGAAAGGTATTTTGACTACTGGTGGTATTGATGAAAGAAAATTAATGAAACTGATGTCTGCAACTGGATTCCGTAATTATTCTGCAGGTGCTACTTATGATCCATCTCAGGATGTTAATCAAGTTAAGTTTGGGAATCATACTTTTAATACTGCTGGAAATGATAATCTAGATGTTAGATTTTTGACAGGTTCTGAGAAGCAGAGTGGAATATTCCAGAAACTATTAAATCCAGAATCACTTAGTTTGGGTGATAAGTCAGAACTTAAGAAAGCTGGTAGTGCTTATACTAAGAAGACTGGACAAATAGGTGGTGGTTTATTTGGTGGATTGGGTGGTGGTGCTCAAGAGATGATGGGTGGTAAGAGTGGTAATGGTTTATTTGATATGTTAACTAATGTATTTGGTGGCGGACCTCGTGGCGGTCAACAAGGAGGTGGCGGTCAAAAACAAGGTGGTGGTAAAAATGTAAAGAGATCACAGGCAAAGAGAGATGACCAAGCAAAGGTTGAAAGAGCAACAAGAGAAAGGAATAGGGCAAGATCTGAGATTAATGCTAGAACTAGAGAAATAGTTCAAACAACTTTAGGTGCTGTTGAACAATCCAACGCACAAACTAGAGCATATATATCTGGAGCACAACAAACTGTTACTACTATTGTTAAGAGAACACAAGGTAATGCACCTGGTAAGGGTAGTGCTCAAGCTCCTGGCGGTATGTTTGGTGCTTTGATTAAAACTACTGCAGCAATTTTAAATTCATTTAACAATCCATTGAGGTAATATAATGTCAATAACAAGAACTGGTCCTGGTGATTGCGAAGTAGAATTTAGTATTTACAACAGTGGTAAAAGAGTTGAGACACGTGATGGTAAGTATGATTTAACAGAATATTTGGCTGGTTGGGAAGTATTTGAAAGTATAAGTTCAGCAACTCAAGAAGCGAAATTTGTTCTAGAAGATCAAGGTGGATTGTTAGATTCTTTAACAGGTACAGAAGAATTTCGTTTATTAGTTAGAACTGGATTGACTGATAGAACCTATTATTTTAGAACTTATCAAATAGAATCTCGTGTAAGAGTTGGTCAGTCTACTGACTTCTTTCAAATCAATGCTTGTTCAAATGAATTTGTTAAGAATGAGGTTAGTAATGTATTTGGTGCTAGTGAGAAAATTTTTAATAATAAAATTAAAGCAGAAGAAATTACTAGAGAATTAGTAAAACATAGAAAATATTTGAATAGTAAGAAAAAGATATTTCTGGAAGAAAGTCTTAATAAACAAACATTTGTTTCTCCTAATTGGAGGGCAATTGATACAATTTTCTGGTGTGCTAATAGAGCAGTACGTAAGAATCCTAGAGGAGGGACATTACAAAATGGATTCTTATTTTGGGAAAATGCTCTTGGTTTTAACTTTAAATCTATTGATAAAATAATTGATGATATAAACGATAATGATGGATCGGAAGAGACTAGTTTTCAAACAGGTATTGGTAAGATGTATACTTACACATATAAACCTAAAAATTTCTCAATGAATGCTGATGACCAATATACCGTTGATACTATATCCTTTCCTGATGAGAAAAGTTATCTAATGGGATTAAGGCATGGTACTTGGTCTGGATATAGTGTTGGTTTTGATCCAGTTAATATAGTTAAATCTCGTTGGGGTGTTAGTACTGATATGAAGGAAGAGCAGTATCGTTACGGTGTTAAGAAATTATGGAGAAAGATGTCTCATATTGGTAAATCTAATGCTGTGAATCCAGTGAATCAAATGGATGATGAAATCAAAAATATAGTTGACTTTCCTAAGAGGGTTCGTTATACTATGCTTCCTAACCAAATTTTTGATCCCAAATATAAAAATAATCCACAATCAAATTATGAGGAGTTAGTTGAATTGCAAGCATACCAATGGATGAGGATAGAAACCCTTAGAAACATTAGGATGTTTATAACAGTTCCTGGTAATTTAGACTTATATGCTGGTAATGGTGTAAAAGTTGAAATGCCAGCTACAAGATTATCTGGTGATAGACCACTACCTGATAAAAAATATAACGGTAAATGGGTTATTGCTGGAATTAATCATTCTGGTGTTGGATCAAGTTCTAAAATGAAGACAGAAATGTTTTTATGTAAGGATTCGGTTAGTAAAAGATAAATAGTATTGTTACCTATTAGTAACGGAGACAAAAAATTATGACAACTATCGAACAACACATTCAAAAAGATAGAGACATCCTTGACAACCCAACAACTAGTCCTGCAGCTCGTAGGCATGTTGCAGAAGAGTTACATGACTTAGAAGTTTATCGTGAGCACCATATTGAAGAGATTAATAATGGTGACCATCATGATCCTAATACCATTGAACTATT